CAAGGAACAACAGGTAGTCAAGGAACAACAGGTAGTCAAGGAGCAACAGGTACTCAAGGAGCAACAGGTGCTCAAGGAGCAATAGGTAGTCAAGGAGCAACAGGTACTCAAGGAGCAACAGGTGCTCAAGGAGCAACAGGAACTCAAGGAGCAACAGGAGCTCAAGGAACAACAGGTACTCAAGGAGCAACAGGAGCTCAAGGAGTACAAGGCGCAACAGGCAGTCAAGGAACAACAGGTAGTCAAGGAACAACAGGTAGTCAAGGAGCAACAGGTACTCAAGGAGCAACAGGTGCTCAAGGAGCAATAGGTAGTCAAGGAGCAACAGGAGCTCAAGGAGCAACAGGAGCTCAAGGAGCAACAGGAACTCAAGGAGCAACAGGAACACAAGGAACAACAGGTAGTCAAGGAACAACAGGTGCAACAGGAGCTCAAGGAGCAACAGGTAGTCAAGGAACAACAGGTAGTCAAGGAACAACGGGTGAAACAGGAGCACAAGGAACAACAGGTGAAACAGGAGCACAAGGAACAACAGGAGCTAATGGAATTGGTTTTCCACAATTGATAACAACGATTGAACCTATTGAAAATATTAATAATGAAGTTATTACTATAATTTTGATTGTAGATAAATTAGCTTTAGAAACAGCATATCGCCCAGGAATGTATGTGAAAACATACGAAACCAACACTCCAACCAATTTTGTTACATCTACTATAATAAGCTATATACTTAATGAATTGACTATTCAAGTTGATTATGGTGAAGGGACTAATGCATCAACAAGTAATTTTACTACAGAGCTTTATGGTAGAAGGGGTATAGATGGAGCACAAGGAACAACAGGTGAAACAGGAGCACAAGGAACAACAGGTGAAACAGGAGCTCAAGGAACAACAGGCAGTCAAGGAGCAACAGGAGCTCAAGGAGCAACAGGAGCTCAAGGAACAACAGGTTCTCAAGGAACAACAGGTTCTCAAGGAACAACGGGTAGTCAAGGAGCAATAGGAGCTCAAGGAGCAACAGGTAGTCAAGGAACAACAGGTAGTCAAGGAGCAACAGGAGCACAAGGAGCAATAGGAGCTCAAGGAGCAACAGGTAGTCAAGGAGCACAAGGAACAACAGGTAGTCAAGGAACAACAGGAGCACAAGGAACAACAGGCACTCAAGGAACAACAGGCAGTCAAGGAACAACAGGAGCACAAGGAACAACAGGAGCACAAGGAACAACAGGTACTCAAGGAGCAACAGGTAGTCAAGGAACAACAGGTAGTCAAGGAACAACAGGTAGTCAAGGAACAACAGGTACTCAAGGAACAACGGGTAGTCAAGGAGCAACAGGTAGTCAAGGAGCACAAGGAACAACAGGAGCACAAGGAACAACAGGTACTCAAGGAACAACAGGCAGTCAAGGAGCAAGAGGTAGTCAAGGAACAACGGGTAGTCAAGGCGCAACAGGCAGTCAAGGAGCAACAGGAGCACAAGGAACAACGGGAGCACAAGGTATACAGGGAGCAAATGGAGCGGCAGCATCTTTAACTGCAGGTTCTGTAATAAATCCTATAATCGCAGATGGAGCAGTTTCTATAGAAAAGTTTGATTCAGCTCTTTCAGATTCATTAGAACAATTTTCTGACGCACTTACATCACTCGAAGACACGAAAGCAAATCTTGCTTCTCCTACATTTACTGGAACTGCTAATTTACCATCAACAGTAATAACAGGACATTGTGTTCCTTCAGTTGGTAATACTTATTTATTAGGTGGTTCAAGTTATTTTTGGAACGCTATTTATGGTATCACACTTCATTTTTTTTTTACTGTTGTATATAGTGATGACCGGTTAAAACATAATGAATCTGTTATTATAAATGGATTAGACATTGTTGATAAACTAACTCCAAAGTTTTATCAAAAAACATTAGAAATGTTAGATGCTGATTATAATGGAGATTTAAGTGCAAATACTTGGAATTATGAAGCAGGTTTAATAGCTCAAGAAGTATTACAAATTCCTGACTTAAGCTTTTGTGTTAGAGGTGGTGACCATTATGATGAAAGTAACAATTTAATAAAAGAACCATATGGTGTAAATTATAATAATATTTTTGTATATGGACTTGCTGCTATAAAAGAATTACATACAAAAGTAAAAGCACAAGAAACAATTATAAATAGTTTAATAGCAAGAATAGAATCACTAGAAAATAGCTCTCAAAATTAGCTTGGCACTACAATCCATTCCAATCCAATCCAATCCAATCCAAATATTATTAATATATAAAAAATATACAACTATATATTAATAATACAAAAACTTAGAACATCACTTTCTCTTACTTAATCGGCTTTTACCCACTTTTGTCTTAGTAAATTTATATTTAATAGTTTTTTTAAACCCCTCTTTTGGAATATATCTAAAAAAGTTCATATTATAAAGTCTGGATTTGCGCGAAAGTTCATTGCTTTTAACTTTATCGTATATTTTCACCTTTTCTTCGCGTATATCTTCTAATGTTTGTTGTTTGCCATAGCACGTTACACTAAATCGCTTTAACAACCCTCTTTGTTCCAGACGATTTTTGATTTGAACTTTAAACAAATATTCAGAAAGACACAATAGTCGGTTTTCATCATAATAAGGTCTATTTGCATAAATAAAAATCAAGTAAAAACTCAAAATAGTGTCAATAGAGGCAACTTTGATTTTGCGCCCTTGTAGTGTTAATACATTATAACTATGACAAGCAACCGTTTTGTAAATAAACGCAATTGCATCATTATTAACAATTATTTCACAATGGTCGTCTACATATTCACCAATAGGCTTCTTTTTTCTAATAACAACATTTTTAAAGCCTTCATAATTAAGTTGTTCTTTTAATATTAACGCACTTGACATAGGGTTTTCGCTCAACATATCAAAATCAGGAATAGTATTGACTTGTGCACGTTCTTTTTTGGGCATATATTGACTATAAAGTGACGCGGCATAACCACCAAAAAACACTAATCCTTGATTAATAAATGATGTTTTACAAACTTCATAAAGTTTGTCTCGGTCGCTGTCTGAACCATCATAATCTCTCTGAAATTTTATAGATTTACAAAGCTCTCCTTTTAAAGGATAATTTTTGTTTAATAAAGTAATGCGTTTCAATATTTTTTCCCACCGCGATACATCGCCCATAGGTCTTGATAATTCAACATACATAGCCATACGCAAATAGTTAGGAGGGCAATAATTTATAGCATTTATTTTAATAGCTTTTTTGAATAAGTTTTTGAACAATGTTTTGTCTAAATAGGTTATGTCAGCAATAGGAATAAAATTAACAAACACTTTATATGTTCCAGCGTGAACTGATGATTTTGCCTCTACTTCCTCATAACCAGCTTTATAATATATATTTGTTAACTTTGTCGCATATTCCATTGCTAATGGCGTAAAAAAATCATAGTCAGGTATTTCAATATCTTTGTTATAAAATCGGTCTTGTTCTGGTAATATATTATTTACAGCTGTACCACCATAACATAGGGTATTATGTGTTCTTAAAAAGTCTTCTAATATTTCTATTATTTTTTTTATAGTATCAGATTGAACTAATTTTTTCCCTACTTCATAAGTAGCGCTATCAATAGCATTTCGTAATATTTTTAATTCTTTTTCTTCAAAAGATTTCATAATAAATTATATAATATATTATATAATATAATGTGTTATTATAATATTTTTCCATAAAATAGAAAATAGAAAATAGAAAATTCTATTCTATATTAATCCTGTGATAAACGAGCTTGTAACGTACTATCAAGATCTGCATCTGCTATTGGTGTATGACTTGTAAAAGGAATAATAGGAAAACTACTTGGAACATTCGCAATCAAATGATTAGGTTTTAAAATCCACGAATAGTTTCCTTTATTTGTAAATTGTGCTATATAACTTTCTAAATTTGCGTCTTTGGTTTGATATTTCATAGCTATAGCATTACAACCGAAACCATATGCTGACGCAAACTCATTGTTATTTACAGAATTATTCAAATTAGGCAATACAATAGCAAAACTTCTTTTTGTTTCATCTATGAACTGAGCTGTTTTTCCCGCAATTTCAGTATATCTATAGGTTTTACAATATTCACTTTTTCCCTTTAAATTAATATATGTTTTCAATTTTGCTAATACATTATTTGTTTCTATTATATTATTTGATGGATAAAAATCACATATAACAATAATTGTTTTATATAGATCTCTCATTTGGACATTTAATATTGATCCATTCGTATAATTATGTTGTTTCATTATGCGAAAAGTGTTACTATCCGAAGTAGCTAGATCTAAGTATTGTTCAAATAGTGCACCCAATTTTTCTAACATTGTCAAATTTGTGCTCATAACCCGAAAATTTAAAATCAAAGGATCGCGACTACAATTGGTATGAATAGCATCAAACGCTCGTGTTGTAACACTACTTAATACATCACCTAAATCTAAAGAGTTATATGTTTCTTTTATAAAGTTGCTATTTGCAGTGGAGGAAGCTACTATTGGTTTATTATTATATGAATAAATTTCAAAATCTAAAAATCGACATCCATTAGAAATCGTTTTTTCTAAAGCACATAAATTAACAAAATTATTTTTATAGCCATCACCACAACAACAATTATAAGCACTTTTAACATAATAATTTTTAAATATTGAATTAGATATATCAAATTTAGTTGTAGTTAGATCCGTTGCGCTACTTGCTTCTACAGTATTAGCACTTGTAAAATAGGATTTTCCAATATTAGACCTATAATATTTCTCTAATTTATCACATGTTCGTTGTTCTAATGCTAATCTATCATATATCCAACCAAATAATATTAACAATATTAAAATTACAATACTAATTGTCATATACAAATATAGTGATGGAGTACTATTGTTAGAGTCACTTCCAAAATAATCTTTAAAAAACTTGTTGAACTCTTTAAAAAAACTACCTTTTTTATCTTTTTCCTCCATATTTATATATTAAAACATTTAATTTTAACTAAAATACTTTAGTAGTTTATTAATTAACTATTTTAACAAATTAACAAATTAACTAATTACTTTAATATTAGTATAAAATTATTATAGTATATAAATTATTAGACTATGGCGGGTGGACTATTAAACTTAATAGCTATTGGCGACCAAAATGTTATGTTGACAGGTAATCCTACTAAAAGTTTCTTTAAATCCACATATTCAAAATATACTAATTTTGGGTTACAAAAATTTAGGATAGACCAAGTCGGACAAAAAGAATTGGAAGTTTCAAAATCGACAACTTTCAGTTTTAAAATAGGACGGTATGGTGACTTATTGATGGATACTTATTTAGTGCTAAAATTACCAGCAATATGGAGCCCAGTTTACTACTATAATAAATATAGAGATATTAGTGCTGTTTATAGACCATACGAATTTAAATGGATTAAGCATATTGGATGTCAATTAATGGAAGAAGTTAAAATAATGATTGATGGAATAACTATTCAAAAATTTAGCGGTACTTATTTGCAAAATGTTGTTGAGCGTGATTTTGATTCTCATAAAAAAGAGTTATTTGATATTATGACAGGAAATATTAGTGAACTAAATGATCCGGCTAATTTCAATAATCGAAACAACAATTATCCTAATGCATTTAATATAAATGGAACAAACACTGATATTAGCGGGATTGAACCATCTATAAGAGAATATAATTTATATATACCAATTAACAGCTGGTTTACAATGTCGTCTTTTATGTCATTTCCATTAATATGCTTACAATACAGTAATTTGGTTATTGATTTTAAATTGCGACCGTTAGAAGAGTTGTTTACTATTAAAGATGTATTATACGATATGAGTGTAAATACTTACAAAATAACTAACTATAATAATATTCCTCAAATACACCCACTTCAAACAACAACAGAATATCAATTTAATCGATTTATAAATCCGCCGCCATACAGAGATATATCTGGAGACAGTTATATTAATTTGACAAATAGAATAAATAGTAATATACATTTGCTATGTACTCAATGTTTTCTTGATAATGCCGAGCGAGAAATGTTTGCCAAAAATAGTCAAAATTATTTAATTAAAGAGGTCAAAGAATATAGTTTTAAAGAAGTTATTAAGACTAATAAAATTAAATTAGAATCAAATGGATTAATTAGTAGTTGGATGTGGTATTTTCAAAGAAGTGATGTTGAGGAGCGCAATGAATGGTCTAATTATACTAATTGGCCTTATGAAAATAGTATTCCAAATGATTTGAAAAAAGTCACAACACCAGACTTATATTATATATATTATAGTCCTCATTTTACTTATAATATTGGTGATATTTCCAAAAATATTTATTATACGGGGTATAGTCCAACTGTTTATGAACAAACTAATGTATGTGAGATTATGAAAAATTTTGGTATAATATGTGACGGCAAATATAGAGAACAAACATTTGATAGTAGCGTATTTAGCAGAATAGAAAAATATAATAAGTCAAATGGATCTAATTCAAAAGTTGGTTTATATTATTACAATTTTGCTTTAACAACAGACCCTTATAAATTACAACCAAATGGTGCGTTTAATACAAATAAATTTAAAACGATCGAATTTGAATATAATAATTTTGCTAATCCACCAATAGATAGCAGTAATGTGGAGTTTACAACTATTTGTGACCCAGAAACAAACGCAATAATAGCAACGTCAAAAGACCCTACAAACATTTATAAATATTATTATAATTTGTATATAATGGAAGAAAAATACAATTTATTAATTTTTCAAAATGGGTTTGGTGGGCTGTTATATAATAGCTAAATCTATGTATTATAACTTGTTATAGGTTATAACAATAGCTTATACTAATTTAATTTTTGGAACTTTTCGTGTCCTATTATTTTTCGCTTTAAGCGCTAATTTTAGTGCCTTTGAATTTGATGAACAACCACGTTCCAATATTTTATAATCTATTGCCGCTGCTTTGCCTCCACTAATAGCACTTGCTAAGCGTGCATAACCCCAACTATGTGCGCTTTGATTTGGACGTGACCCAGAAGAATAATATGCGCCGCGACCCTTTTTAACAATTTGTAATAAGGCATTTTTAGAACAACCTGTTGCATTTACTAAGTCAGAATTTATTGCTATATTTTTTAGTTTATACAACTTTTGCGCTTTTGCTATATGAGCCGATTTTTTGGATTTATATGAGTCAACATTTTTTCGTGTTAAATAGCGCTTCTTTTTATATGCGTTACGCGATGCTTTTAATTGTTTAATTTGTAGTTTTTTATCTTTCAAATTAAGACGATGAGGTAAGTATTTAATAGGTATATTTATCATTTTTTATATTACTATTATACTATAATACTATAATATTTATTATATATAAAAATATTATAATATGAAAGAAAAAATCATAAAATTTGAAAAAGGACCGCCTGGAAAAAAATACACAGCATATATCCAAAATAAGACAACCCAAAAAATACGCAAAATACATTTTGGAGCATCAGATTATCAACAATATAAAGATAGAACTCCGCTTAAATATTATTCGCATAAAAATCATAATGATAGAAAACGAATGCGCAATTATTTTAATAGACATTCTGGAACCAAAAAAAGAGGTGAAGCAATTAGTTTAGAAAAAAGAAAATCACAAGGCTATTATAATGCTAAAATTTTGAGCCATGTATATTTATGGTGAAATTATGGAATATAATTATAACAAAAATCATAATCAGTTGTTTTCATTATATATACTAATACGTAAAAAGGGGGCATATTATTGTGTGGACGTCCTAAACCAGTACTAGCTGTAACACCATTAGTAAAAACATTAGTATAATTGCCTACAAAAATAGCAGTAGTCCCACCTGTTGTGGCACTCTCAGAAAAATTATAATTATGATTATGAGATGG